ATTATTAGAAAGGCCTAGTTTCACATTTACAGCCCCTTTTAATGTGGAAGTAGTTGAATTAAAAGGACAAAAAAAGGTTTTCTTAGAGGGGATAGTTTCAACAACTCAAATAGATCTAGTAGATGATTTAGTAACAAAGAATTGTCTTGAATCAATGAAAAAACAAATTATAGAAAAAAATTTAAAATTAGATTTAGAACACGAGGCATTCAGAGGAGAAAGTGAGGAGGAAAGAGAATTAAATAAAACAAAGGTGCCAATTGGAAAGATGTTTGACGCTGATGTAAAAGCAATAGAAAGAAACCAATTTGGATTATTTGTTAAATCCGAACTAAATAATTTTAATGAAAGATTTGAGATGGTACTTGGAAATGTAGAAAATGGATTCTTGGATGCTTACTCAATAGCTTTTATACCCTTAAAATCAATAACAAAAATGGTAGAGGGAAAAGAGGTAAGAATGTTAGATGATGTTGTTTTATTGAATGTTGCATTAACAGGCAACCCAATTAACACCTCTGCAAGAAACAGAGATATATTTATGAAATCAATTAAGAGCCTGGAAGATTATAAAAAAGAGAAAAAAACAAATCCAGAAATAGCAAAACAACTGGAAGTCAAATCAAATTCAACTCCTAATGGAGATGATCAAATTAAATTACAGGAGGTTAAAAATATGTCTGACGAGGAAAACAAGGAAACTGTCGAAGCAGAAAAACCTGTTGAATCAACTGAGGAAAAACCTGAGGAATCAAAACCTACAGAGGAAACTAAGGACGAACCTGAATCAGAAGAAGAGGAAACTGAGGAATCAGAAGAATCTAATGAGGAAGTGAAAGCTTTGAAAGATAAAATTTCAGCTATGGAAAAAGAAATGGCAGAAATTAAATCTAAAATGAAAGCACCAGTCCGAAAAAGCAAAGTTGAACAGCAAGACAAATCTGAAAACTTCGAAGAGAAATCTCGTAATCCTCTAGACCTCATAGCATAAAATGGAAAGAGTAGGAACAGCTGCAGTAGGACAAGTTAATGTCAAAGGAGCATATGCTCATTCTTTTGGTGCTTTAAGTGATGGTACAAGATATGTTGATGGATGGAAAGGAGTCGACTATAGAAATGAGTTAAAATCTCGTTTTGATGTTGGATTCAAAGCATTAAGTTCAACAGCAGGCGGAGCAGGAACAGCAGGATACGCAATGGTTCCAATCTACGTAGATCCAAGAGTAGTTGACCAAACAAGAAAATTCACACCATTGGTTGAATTAATTCCAAGAGTTACAAATCAAGGACTTACAGCTGATTATAACATAATCACTGCTAAGGGTGGTGGATACACTGCTGCAGAAGATGCTGCATTACCAGAAACAAACGACACTTATGACAGATCAAGCGTCTCAATTAAGTACTTGTATGCAGTTGGTAGAATTACCGGTCAAATGCAAGCTGCGATGCCTAGTTACATTCTTGAAGGTTTTCAACCACAAGGATCAGGACTAAGTGGAGATGGTTTTTCAAACAGTGGAGTACCAAACGCAAAGCAACTAGAAGTAGTTATGAAAGCTAGGGAATTAAGAGAGCTAGAAGAAAATCTCATTATTAATGGGGATGACTCAACAACGTCAACACAATTCTCAGGAATTGTTAAGTTACAAGGCACAACAAATCAAGTAGATTTGGATAGTGCTGCATTGACATGGGATGATGTTGAAACTGCAATTAGATATGCATTCGATGATGGTGGAAGACCAAAAATTGCTGTATGTTCAAGTTCAGTTTTACAGGATCTTAGAAAGATCATAATTGATACTTTCAGATACAACCCAAGTGACATTACAGGTGCGAACTTGCCTTTTGGTGTGGCTGCTAGTTTAGTATTACACACTATGGTAGGACCAATCCCAGTAATTCCATCAATGTATTTGAGCAACACTTCAGGTGCTAAGCAAATATTTTTCTTAGACACTGATTACATAGAGATGAGACTTCTACAAGATATGACTTATGAAGACTTGGCAAAAACCAATGATTCACAAAAGTTTATGTTGAAGATCTACGAGGCTCTAATAATGAGGAATGCTGCTTTCAACAGCTTTATTGATAATATCGCATAAATCCTTTTTGTTATTTTTTAGATTTTAAATTTTATTTTTATTTTTAAAACACAGAAAAAATAACTGAGAAAGAAACTCATAAAATAGGAAATTAAATCATAGGAGGTATAAAAATATGGCAACAATAGTAGCAGAAGACGATTGCACTTTAACTGAGATAGCACCAAATGCAGGAATCAAGATGATTCAGGTAGTTACAGAAGACGATGTAGTTGGTGGAACTGACGTCGTAACAGTTGATCTTACAAAATTTGGATGTACAAATGTTCATGGAGTTTTGGTATTTGATGAAACAACAACTGGTTCAGTAGTAGTTAATGAAGCACCAACAGCAACATCTGTCAGTTCAGGAACATTAACTGTAGATTTGGATGGATCAGATACTGGTGTGAAAACCATCATAATATGGGCTTATTAATTTGTCAATAAGATAAAATGGCAAGATTTGGAGCGATAACTGGAAATGTAACAGGAGACCTTGACTTTAAAGATGATCTTAAAATCCAAGGAAATGTAAGCAGAAGTCCATAGATACTATCTTGAATGGATGGCGTGTAAGGTAGGTACAAACGGTGACATTGATGATGTATACACAGAAGAGACAGCAAGATCATTAAGCAAAGATTTTGAATTGCTTGGAACAAGTGCAGTAACTACTTGCAGTACATATAGTACAACCGATGCAGCAATGCTTTTAACAACAGATATAGGAGATGATGATCAATGTATTCTATTACCACATTTGGATACGGAACAAACCCCATGGTCAGGGATATTATGGGGAACTGAAAATCAAGTTATTTGGGAAGGAGCAATAAAAACTCCCGCATCAGTGGATGATTTATTATTGTGGGCAGGTTTGAAATTAACAAATACCCCAACAATAGCAACAGATGACGATCAGGTATTCTTTAGATATTCAACAGATGATTCTGATACAACTTGGAAAGTTGAGAGTTCAATTGAGGGTACAGATACAGCGACTGATTCAGGAGTGACCGTTGAAGCAAGCACAATTTATAAATTCAGAATTGAGATTGATTCGGAAAGAAAAGCTTTTTGTTATATCAATGATGTATTGGTATACAAAACAGCAACATTAACAAACGATGTAGATTTTATTCCATATATTGGAATACAAAATCTTGATGCAGAAGCAAGAACACTATCAGTGTACTACGAAAAGATTTCAAGAATCTTATTTGAATAATTATTTTTTATTTTTTTATTTGTTTTTTTGATTTCGGAAAAAAACAACAGTCTACGGACTTAAAAAGAACTAAACAAAAGGAGCAAAAAATGTCAAACATCAGGAAGTACAAAATATCGAGTGGATCAATAGCTGCAGATGGGTCAGCCACAGCTTATAGTTCAACTATAAGAGGCAGAATCCTTGCAGTCGGAGTTGACTACCCAACACATACTTGTACAGTAGACCTAGACACGAACGGAGAAGCATCAGATCAGAAAATCTTAGATTTATCTGCAGCAAACACCGATGCAACTTATTACCCAAGAACACCAGTTCACACATACAATGGATCAGCAGTTGATTTAAGTGACGACCAAGGCGGAAACACTGCCCAATATGAACCATTTGTAGTTTATGGGCGTATTAAGTTAACAATTGCATCAGGAACAGAAGATGAAAGTGTTTCGGTTTATATTGTAGTCGAGGAGGATTAATGGAATTCATTTATAAGGGTGAACCCAAGAATCTTCGAGTTGGAAAGTTAGGGGGAGATATTTATTGGGTTACTTTAAAAGAAGGAATTGTAGAATTACCAGAAGAAATAGGAAGTAATTTAAATCTTAAAAGAGTTAATAATAGTATGAAAAAAATAACAGAGGGCCAAATAGGACAAGTCAAAGTCGAAACAAAACAATTTGAAGAAGAAGATTCTGATAAAAAATTTTATAAAGAACTTATAAAGATTAAAGGAATAGGTCCAAA